CAAAACCCAACTTCCGAGAGCGCCGCCATTGTCAAACGCGAGTGGTGGAGGATCTGGGACAGCGACTCACCCCCATATTGCGACTTTACCCTCATGGCGTGGGATACCGCATTTGAAAAGTCTAACCGCGCAGACTATTCGGCATGCACAATATGGGGAGTGTTCTACCACCCAGACGATACGGGACGAGAACAGGCCAACATCATCTTGCTTAACGCTGTTAGAGATAGGGTAGAGTTCCCGGAACTAAAAAAAATGGTTTTGCGGCTGACCGAGCAGTGGGAGCCAGACAGTACGATCATTGAAAAGAAAGCCAGCGGGGCGCCGCTCATCTATGAACTAAGAGCCATGGGCATCCCCGTGCAGGAATTTACGCCAGTCAGGGGTAACGATAAGATCACTCGGCTAAATGCGGTGTCGGACCTGTTTGCCTCCGGGAGGGTGTGGGCGCCCAACACAAATTGGGCAGAAGAAGTGATGGATGAGGTAGCATCATTCCCATCTGGCGAACACGATGACTATGTAGATACCGTTTCGCTGGCACTGATGCGTTTTCGCAAAGGCGGATACATCAAAACCGACCTGGACGAAGACGAAGACGTAAAGTCATTTCGACGCAAGCCGGTTTATTACTAAGGATAAAACATGGCAATCGATAAAGCACTCTATCAGGACACTCCCATTGAGGACGTGGAACCGATTGAGATTGAGATTGAAGACCCCGAGTCGGTTGCCATCAAGGCGGGCGACATGGAAATCATTCTGGAACCCGAGCCGGAAACAGCGGAGGACTTTGACGCTAACTTGGCCGAGTACATGCCAGATGATGAACTGACAGAGTTGGCCACCGAACTGCTATCCGACTACCAGTCCGACGTAGACAGCAGGAAAGACTGGATACAAACGTATGTAGACGGCATCCAGCTGCTTGGCATGAAGCTCGAAGATCGAACGGAGCCATGGCCAGGTGCGTGCGGTGTGTATCACCCCCTTTTGGCGGAAGCACTGGTCAAGTTCCAGTCTGAAACCATTATGGAGACGTTTCCTGCCCAAGGTCCGGTTAAAACACAAGTCATCGGCAAGGAAGATAGTGAAACGCGAGACGCAGCCACGCGCGTCAAAGACGACATGAACTATCAACTGACCGAGCGGATGCCGGAGTACAGGCCGGAGCATGAACGGCTGTTGTGGGGCTTGGGTCTGGCGGGCAACGCATTCAAAAAGGTCTATTACGACCCGAGCATCGGACGGCAAACGGCGGTATTTGTTCCTGCCGAGGACATCGTAGTGCCCTATGGTGCTTCAAGCCTTGAGACTGCGGAGCGCGTGACCCATGTGATGCGCAAAACAGAGAACGAGATGAGGAAGCTGCAAGTAAGCGGCTTCTATCGGGACATTGATCTGGGTGATCCAACCGATACGTTTGACGACGTTGAGAAAAAGATTGCCGAGAGGATGGGGTTTCGAGCCAGCAGTGATGACCGATTCAAGATTCTTGAGATGCACGTCACCATTGACCTCAAAGGATATGAAGACAAGGATGAAGAAGGCAACCCAACGGGCATCGGCCTTCCATATGTCATTACTATTGAGAAGCACAGCACCAAAGTCCTGGCCATCAAGCGGAACTGGAACCCGGACGACGACCTAAAGCTCAAGCGCCAGCACTTTGTTCATTACGGCTACGTCCCCGGTTTTGGATTCTATTGTTTTGGCTTGATCCATCTCATCGGCGCGTATTCCAAGGCGGGCACCTCCCTTATTCGGCAGCTGGTGGATGCCGGCACACTTTCTAACCTGCCTGGCGGATTTAAGACCAAAGGGTTGAGGGTCAAAGGAGATGACACGCCTATCGCTCCGGCGGAGTTTAGGGACGTAGACGTCGCCAGCGGGACCATTAAAGACAACATCATGGCCTTGCCCTACAAAGAGCCAAGCCAGGTGTTGGCAGGTTTGATGGACAAGATCATTGATGAGGGCCGACGGTTTGCGTCTGCGGCAGACCTGAAGATCAGTGATATGTCAGCCCAATCCCCAGTAGGGACCACGCTGGCCATTCTGGAGCGCACGCTCAAGATCATGAGTGCGGTGCAAGCTCGCATTCATTATTCCATGCGGCAAGAGTTCCGGCTGCTCAAAGGGATCATCCGGGATTACACCCCGGAGGATTACAGTTACGAGCCGGAGGAGGGGAATCGCCGAGCGAAGAAATCCGACTACGACCGCGTAGACGTGATCCCGGTGTCTGATCCTAACGCGGCCACCATGAGCCAAAAGGTGGTGCAGTACCAAGCGGTGATGCAGCTCGCGCAATCGGCCCCGCAACTCTACGACTTGGCACAGCTCCATCGGCAAATGTTGGAAGTCCTGGGGATCAAGAACGCCCAGAAGTTGGTGAAGTTGGAAGAGGACAATCGCCCCAAGGATCCCATCACTGAAAACATGGATGTGGTTCGCATGAAGCCGCTCAAGGCGTTTGCGTACCAAGACCAACAAGCGCATATCGCCACGCACCAGGCGTTTATGCAAGATCCCATGACGGCCCAAATGATTGGCCAGAACCCGTTGGCCCAACAAATGATGGCCGCACTCCAAGCGCACATCGCCGAGCATTGGGCGTTCATGTACAGAAACATGATCGAACAACAGGTGGGCGCCGCCCTTCCGCCGCCAGACTCCGAGGAGCCACTCCCCGAAGAGTTTGAAGCCGCGCTCTCAAGGATGGTGGCACAGGCTGCACAACAGCTTCTGATGCAAAACCAAGCCAAGGCGCAGCAACAACAGGCGCAGCAACAAGCACAAGACCCGATCCTGCAAATGCAAGCGCAAGAGCTTCAGATCAAAGCCCAGGACGTTCAGCGCAAAGCACAGAAAGACCAGCAGGACGCCCAACTCAAAACGCAGCAGATCCAGATTGAGCAACAAAGAATCGCTTCACAAGAGCGTTCTGCCATGGCGGCCATCCAGTCCAAACAACAAATGGACATGGAGCGCCTTCAGTCCCAAGAGGAAATTGAAGGCATGAAGATTGGCGCACAGATCCAGAAGGACAAAGAGGAGCTGGCATCGAGGGAGGAAATAGAGGGCATGAAAATCGGGGCTAACATTGGGAGAGGTAAATGAGCATTGATTTACTCAAGCATCTATCAGGAAAGTTGCAAGAGGAGATCCGGGTGATTACCGATGACGTGGCGCTGGGAAAGGCCAAAGACTTTGGTGACTACAAGCACGCGGTAGGGATGTTGCGCGGGCTAATGATTGCTAACTCAGTTATTGCCGAAACGGCAGAAAGGTACGAGGAAATCGAATGAGCATCCTGATCGGCACAAACCCCGATGATCCAGGAACAGCAACGGTCTTGCCTGAAACCGCAGAACAAAAGGCAAAACAACTTCCAGATCCTTCTGGGTATCGCATCTTGTGCGCCATCCCAGAGATAGATGAAACATATGACAACGGCATTCTCAAAGCCGGCCTTACGGTGCAACACGAGGAGCTGCTCACCACCGTGCTGTTTGTCATCAAGCTAGGACCAGACTGCTACAAAGATCCAAGCCGTTTTCCAAGTGGCCCTTGGTGCAAGAAAGGGGACTTCATTCTAGTACGCCCCCACGCTGGCACCCGGCTCAAGATTCACGGCAGAGAGTTCCGCATCATTAACGATGATTCAGTCGAGGGTATCGTAGAAGACCCCCGCGGCATATCACGCAAATAGGAGAAGTGCATGTCTACCAAACCAAACCCGCAAGAGATCACCGTAGAGGTCGAGGGCGCTGAAACCGAGATTGAGGTTGCAGTCGAAGACGATACGCCAGAACCCGACCGTGGTAGAGAGCCGCTTCCCGAAGACATCGTTAAGGAACTCGAAGCCGACGAGCTAGAGGACTACTCGGAAAAGGTGAAGATTCGCCTGAAGCAGATGAAGAAGGTGTGGCATGACGAACGCCGCGCCAAAGAGGCCGCCGACAGAGAGAGGTCAGAGGCGATTACCTTGGCCCAGAAGCTGATGGAAGAAAACAAAAAGCTGAAGGCTAAATCGTCTCACTCCGAAGTGGCGCTTATTGCGTCGTTCAAAGAGGCCAGCGCACGGCAGCTCAAAGAAGCGCAGACCGCCTACAAGGATGCGTTTGAATCAGGTGATTCAGACCGTGTATTAGAGGCGCAACAGGCTTTGAATACGGCGCAGATGCGTGCAGCGCAGGCAGAAAAACTTAAGAACGTGCCTTTACAAAAGGAAGAAACTGAGGTAAATAACCAAAATCAGCAGCCGGAGCAGCAGCCGGTTATTCAGCGGGACACCAAAGCGGCAGCGTGGCAAGAGCGCAATGCCTGGTTTGGCAAAAACCGCCTGATGACGGCCATGGCGCTTGGGTTGCATGAGGAATTAGTGGAGCAGCATGGGCAAGCCTATGCAACGACGGACGAATATTATGACCGCATCGACAAGACCATGCGGCAGAAGTTCCCCGAAGAGTTCTCCACAAAAACGCAGACTGGGGGCGGCAAGCCCAGTCAAGGCGCAAGTAAGCCTGCCACCGTGGTTGCTCCGGCATCACGAAGCACAGCCCCCAAGAAGGTTGTGTTGAAGGAAAGTCAGGTGCGTTTAGCTAAACGGCTAGGGATTGCGCCTGAAGTTTACGCCCGTGAGTACCTGAAACTGGAGAACCTAAATGGCTGAAAATAGACTTGCACGCGAGATTCAGACCCGTAGCGAAGCCGAGCGCCCCAAATCGTGGCACCGCCCGGAAATCCTTCCCGAGCCGGACAAACAGCCGGGATACGCTTACAGGTGGATTAGGGTTACGACGAACGGCCAGGCGGATGCAAAAAACATCTCAGCCAAGTTCCGAGAGGGATGGGAGCCGGTGCGTCTTGAAGAACAACCCAAGTTCAAGCTGCTGTCAGACCCCAATAGTCGATTCAAAGACAACATTGAGGTTGCTGGTCTGTTGCTCTGCAAGATGCCAGAGGAGTTTGTGGGCCAGCGAACGGCGCACTACGCCAAAGTTACCCGCGACAACATGGACGCTGTGGACAACAATTTCATGCGGGCAAGCGATTCGAGGATGCCCCTCTTTCAAGAGAAAAAATCTTCAACATCGTTTGGCCAAGGTCGTTAATTTTAGGAGTCCTTCCAAATGGCTTACCCATCAGTTGATGCCCCTTACGGGCTGATTCCGATCAATTTGATCGGCGGTCAGGTGTTTGCCGGCGCGACTCGCCAGATCCCCATCAATTCCGGTTCGGCTACCAACATCTTCTTTGGTGATGTGGTCAAACTGGGCAGCGATGGCACTCTGTCGAAAGACGTTGGCACCGACGCCGCCACCCCGGTTGGTGTTTTCATGGGCTGCTCGTACACCGACGCCACTTTTGGCAAAGTGTTCCGGCAGTATTACCCTGCAAGCACCGTTGCCTCTGACATCATGGCTTATGTCGAAGACGATCCCGATGCCTTATTCAAGGTTGCTGTGGTATCGGCCACGACCGCTATTAGCTATGTGAACCGCACCTCTGTTGGCAACAACGCTGTGCTGGTTCAGAACAGCGGCAGCACCACCAACGGCAACTCCAAAGTCGCCGTCAGCTCCACCACTGCCACGACCAGCACTTTCCCGGTTCGTGTCATTGACGTGGTTCCCGAAACAGCGATTGCTGGATACCCTGGCTCATACACTGAAGTAATTGTGAAGTGGAACGCCGGTATGCACCAGTACGACAACCCGACTGGCGTATAAGGAGTAGATCATGGCAATTTCACGCGCACAGCTACTCAAAGAGCTGCTTCCTGGCTTGAACGCTTTGTTTGGTATGGAGTACAAGACCTACGGCGAAGAGCACAAGGAAATCTTCGAGACTGAAACCTCCGAACGTTCGTTTGAAGAGGAAACCAAACTGTCTGGCTTCTCCGCCGCTCCGGTGAAGAACGAGGGCAGTGCGATTGCCTACGATAACGGCCAGGAGGCATGGACTGCACGCTACAACCACGAAACCATCGCGCTGGGTTTCAGCCTGACGGAAGAGGCCATTGAGGACAACCTCTATGACACTCTGTCGAGCCGTTACACCAAAGCCCTGGCCCGTGCTATGGCGTTCACCAAACAGACCAAAGCGGCTGCTGTTCTGAACAACGGCTTCTCTTCGTCTTACAAAGGCGGCGACGGAGTTGAGCTGTTCTCGACAGCACACCCGCTGGTGTCGGGCGGCACCAACTCCAACGAACCTTCGACCCCCGCAGATTTGAATGAAACCTCCCTTGAGGCGGCAGTTATTCAGATTGCGGCGTGGACGGATGAGCGTGGGCTGCTGATTGCTGCCAAACCCCGCAAGCTGGTGGTTCCTCCGAACCTTCAGTTCGTTGCAACCCGCCTGCTCGAAACTGAGCTGCGTGTTGGAACGGCGGATAACGACATCAACGCCATCAAGAACAACGGGTCGATCCCGGAAGGCTACACCGTCAATCACTTCTTGACGGATACGGACGCCTGGTTCCTGATGACGGATGTGCCCAACGGCCTGAAGCACTTTGTTCGTACCCCGCTGGCAACGTCCATGGACGGTGACTTCGATACGGGCAACGTGCGCTACAAGGCCCGCGAGCGTTATTCGTTCGGATGGTCTGATCCGCTTGGCGCGTTCGGTTCGCCGGGCGCTTGATAGAAAGCAGAAAGGGGGTGTCAAAACCCCCTTTTTGCTCTATCATAAGGTTATCTAGGAAACCTACTTGTACAGACTGGCCTAGCAGACTTTGTAGAGACTGTACAAGGATGTGCTACAACACGAAAGGATTGTCATGGCACAGACCACGTTCCAGGGGCCAGTGCGCTCTCTGGGGGGTATCTTCCAGCAAGGCCCCAACTCTGTAGTGCCGATTACGGCTAGTACCACTCTTAATCCTACCGAACACGGTGGCCGCATTCTGACGGTTGGTGGCACGCTTGCCTCCAATGTCGTTTTGACTCTGCCCACGATTAACACGTCGGATGACCCTTCGTCGTCCGGCCCGGGCGCCGACCCCAACACTGCTAACAATGAGGGCGTGGTGTACACCATTTGGGTGCCCACGACGATTGCTACTAGCAGCCTGAAGATTGGTACTGATGGCACGGACCGTTTCATCGGCACTCTGTTGTCGGTAGACACCGATACCTCTGGCGCGATGGTTGGGTTTACCGCGGGCGCCAGCGACGACTTCATCAACTTGAACGGCGGCACCACTGGTGGCGTGGTTGGAACGTGGGTGCAGATCGTTGCTATCGCCGCGCTGAAGTATGCAGTCACGGGCGTTGTTCTTGGTACGGGTACTGTTGCCACGCCGTTTGCAACCTCCTGATAAAGGGGCGACATCATGGCGATGCAAACTGACGTTAAGGCCAGTGTTGCCTTAACCAGCACAGGCCAGTTCAACGACCAAAACACAAACGCTCTTGGGCGGGTTCGCGTCAAAGCAATCTATATTATTCCGGGCGCATCGGCGGGCAGTGTGACGCTAAAGGATGGCGGATCGGGCGGGGCGACGGTGGTAGTGATTAACACCGTGGCCTCCGCGACACAGCCAACCTACATGCTGTTTCCGGGGCAAGGGTTGCTGTTTGAAACGAATGTCCACGGCACGATTTCAAACGTGGGTTCAGCGGTCGTTTTCTACGGGTGACGCATGCAAAACCAGAAAAGCTACAGCCTGGCAGGGCGCAAATTGTTTGTGGCCTTGCCGGCCTATGACTTCAAAGTTAGCCTCAAGCTAGCGGTATCGTTGGCCAGGCTGGCGCAAATGCTTCCCGGGCACGGGATTGAATTGAGCATAGGAAGCGTCTGTGGCTGCTCTGTAGTGTCGCGCGCGCGAAATCTGTTGGTCAAAGACTTCCTGGAAACGGATTGCACTGACCTGATGTTCATTGACGCAGACATCAACTTTGAACCAGATGATGTATTGCGGCTCATGGCGTGGTCCAGTGATGCGGAGAAGGGAATTGTTGGTGGCGTGCCTCGAACGCGCAAGACCAACAAAGTCTACATTGCGCAGCTGGACCAAGACGAAGAGGGACTCACGATGAACCGCATGGGGCTGGTGCGAGCGAAGCGCATCGCCACGGCTTTTATGATGGTTCGTCGTGACGTCTTTGAGCGTCTGGTCAATGAAAACCCGCAGTGGAACTACTATGACCACAGTAGTGACCGGCACCTGAACGCGGTGTTCGACTTCCAAGTAACAGAAGAAGGCTACATGGGAGAAGACTACCTGTTCTGTGATCGAGCCAGAGCGATTGGCTATGAGATCTGGATTGACCCAACCATCAAACTGGGCCACATGGGCGTACAGGAATACGAAGGCGACTTTGGTGCCGACGTCCTGTATCCCATGGTTGTTCCGGTAGCCAAGGCGGCGTAGATGGCCAAGACCCCGGCATGGCAGCGCGCAGAAGGCAAAAGCCCCTCTGGCGGCCTCAACGCCAAGGGTCGCGCAAGCTACAACAAAGCGAACCCCGGGAAGCCGGGACTCAAAGCGCCGCAGCCCGAAGGCGGGGCGAGGAAGAAGTCATTCTGTGCCCGCATGACTGGGATGAAGAACAAGCTCACGTCCAGCAAGACGGCTAACGATCCAGATAGTCGTATCAACAAAGCTCTACGCAAGTGGAAGTGTTGACATGGAAATAATGGTATGGAACGGCGTGCTGTCGTTCTTTTCGGCGCTAGCCCTGTGGATGCTGAAAACAAACTGGGATGAGTTGCAGCGCATACAGATCCTTCTCAATAGAACCCGGGAAGAGATTGCGCGAGACAACATTACCAAAGATGAGATTGACAAGATCTCTCACCATATAGATCAGCGGTTCAACAAGCTGGAACAGAAGATCGATAACCTCATGCAAAGGAATCATCATGCGTAACACCATGAACCCCATGATGCCGCCGAAGATGGTCAAAGACGCCAAGTCGGCATACGAGCAGTCGCGCACGATGTCGTACAAGCAAGGCGGCTCCGCCTCGAAGCGTGCAGATGGTTGCGCAGTTCGCGGCAAGACGCGCGGGAAAATGATGTGAAGAACAAGCTGGGCAACTGGTCTACGGGCGGAAAGTCTGTTGAACAGGGGGGCTATAGAATGCCGGCGAAAACAGCCAAGCAAAAACGGTTCATGGATGCGGCGGCGCACAGCCCGTCGTTTGCCAAGAAGGCAGGGATACCGACCAAGGTAGCCAAAGAGTTCAGTCAATCAAGCAAAGGCATGACTTTTTCAAAAGGTGGCGACATGAAAGAATCCAAGAAAATGATGGGCAAAGAAGTAGCGTTCATGAAGAAAAAGGGCGCTCCCAAGTCCATGATCAAACACGAGATGGCCGAAGCCGGCATGGAAGCGGGTGGCCGCGCCAAGGCCAAGATGATGCCGACGTCCAAGCAGATGGCCAGCATGGGCATGAAGCACGGCGGCCTCGCAGCTGGTCACAAAGCGGCTGATGGCGTTGCCAAGCGCGGCAAAACCAAGGGCATGCAAGTTGCGATGGCCAAGGGTGGCATGGCTAAGCGGTACTGCTAATCATGCGCGCCAGTCGCGGCATGGGGATCATCAGCCCCGGCAAGTTGCCCAAGAAGATGTCCAGGAGAGACAACCCGGACAGCTTTGACATGTACGCCAGCGGCGGCAAGGTAAGCAAAGTTAACGAGGCCGACAACTACACCAAGCCCGGGATGCGCAAAGCCTTGTTCAACAAGATCAAGGCATCGGCAACTCAGGGTACAGGTGCAGGGCAGTGGTCGGCCCGTAAAGCGCAGCTGCTGGCTAAGCAATACAAGGCTCGGGGCGGAGGGTATCGAGATTGAAGGCGCCGCAACAGTCGCTCAAAGACTGGGGTTCGCAAAAGTGGCGCACCAAGTCTGGCAAACGCTCATCGGATACAGGTGAGCGGTATCTGCCATCGGCGGCAATCAAGTCCCTTTCACCGCAGGAATACGCCGCCACGACGCGGGCCAAGAGAGCGGGCAAGGCAGCAGGCAAGCAGTTTGTAGCGCAACCCAAGAAGATAGCCCAGAAAACCGCAAGGTATCGGTGATGCATCTATAACACTGTTATAGATGGCTAACTACTTACGAAGGGAAAAGCGGCGCAAGCTGCCAGGAATACCGCATCATGACCACGACCGGAACGACGACCTTCAATCTGGACTTGGCAAACCTCATGGAGGAGGCGTTCGAGCGCGCGGGCGGGGAAATCCGGTCGGGTTACGACGTTCGGACGGCACGAAGAAGCCTGAACCTTCTGACAATTGAGTGGGCCAATCGGGGCATCAACCTGTGGACGATTGAGCAAGGTCAGATTCCGCTTAACCAGGCGCAGATTGCCTATCCGTATCCGCCCGATACGATTGACCTGCTTGACCATGTAGTGCGCACCCAAACCGGGATCGGCCAGACGGACATCAACATTACGCGGATCTCTGTATCAACGTATGCCACGATTCCCAACAAGAACGCGCAAGGTCGCCCCATTCAAGTGTGGATCAATCGGCAGTCCGGCTCGATTGCCAAGACCACCTACACGTTAAGCGGCAGCATTGGGATAGCGGACACGACTATTACGCTGAGCGCAGCGCCTACGGATTTCCCGGAGGTCGGGTTTGTCAACGTAGATTCGGAAACCATTCAGTACACCGGCATCAGCGGCGTGACGCTTACCGGATGTCTCAGGGGGCAGAACAACACTACGGCAGCAAGCCATTCCAGCGGCGCGGAAGTGTTTCTGAACAATCTCCCCAGCATCAATGTGTGGCCATCACCCAACCAGAGCGACTTCTATACGTTCGTGTACTGGCGTCTGCGGCGGGTCAATGATGCGGGGAATGGGCGCAATGACCAAGACATCCCGTTTAGGCTGCTGCCATGTTTGGTGGCGGGCTTGGCGTACTACATTGCCATGAAAACGCCAGAGGGGCAGGCGCGGCTGGATCGGTTAAAACTGGACTATGAAGAGCAGTGGCTTCTGGCGTCGTCAGAAGACCGAGAAAAGGCGGCGCTTCGTATTGCGCCACGGCAGATGTTCATCTAAGGTGACGTATGCCCAACCGCTTTGCCTCTGGCAAGTACGCCATATCGGAGTGTGATAGATGCAGCTTTCGGTATCCACTCAAGATGCTTCGACAGTTGGTCATCAAGACCAAAAACGTCAACCTATTGGTGTGCCCGACGTGTTGGGAGCCGGATCAGCCGCAGTTGCAGCTTGGAATGTATCCGGTGGACGACCCGCAGGCGCTCCGCAACCCGCGCCCGGACACGAGCTACCTCCAGTCTGGGTTGAACGGCTTGCAGACGGACCCGCTGACGCTGCCGACCAACAACGTCTACGCCTTCGGAACCCCGGAGGGTGGCAGCCGAATCATCCAGTGGGGGTGGAACCCTGTTGGGTTGAACAATCCACTAAGCCTGGCCGGTTTGCAGGATAATCTGCAAGCCACAGCACAGGTTGGTTCAGTAACGGTTTCTACGACTTAGGAGTCATCATGAACAAATATCTGTCGGGCGGCGACGTCAAAAAAGTTAAGAGCATTGCAAAGGCGGAAGTAAAAGGTCATGAAAGCAGAATGCATGGAAAAGGCTATGCCAAAGGAGGCGTTACTTCTTTGCAGCGCAAGGAGCTGGGGCGTGGGATGGCCAAGGTCGCCAATCAACGCAAGCCGAGCTTCGTTTATCGCAAAAGCGGGAGCAAATGATGAGCAAGGCAAACGACAAGTTCCAGTTCTTCTCGGCGGACACCAAGGATCCAATCAACAAATACACGCAGCCCAAGCCGTACACGGACGCGATGGGTGAGAACGGGTACCCCAACAACATCCCAAACACACAAACCATGCGTACTCGCGGCACCAAGAATACGACTCGCGGCTACGGCAACAGCGTCAAGATGGGCTGAGATGAACTACTCGACCCTGTTTGAAACGATCAAGGGGTATGTTGAGAATGACTTCCCCGGGACGACCTGGACCGACTCGGCCGGCACAGGAACGGTGACGTTTACCCAGAAGGAGCAGATTGACACCTTCATCAAACAGGCCGAGCAGCGCATCTATAACACTGTTCAGTTGCCGGCGCTTCGTAAAAGCGTGACAGGGAATTGCACGATCAACAACAAGTATCTTGCAATGCCATCAGATTGGCTGGCGATGTTCTCGCTTGCCATCATTCGAGCTGATCAAACGCAGGATTACTTGTTGAACAAAGACGTAGAGTTCATCCGGTCCATGTTCCCTGATCCAACGGACAAGGGCGAGCCAACGCACTACGCGATCTTTGACAACAACACAATGATTCTCGGCCCGACGCCGGACGCTTCGTACAACATGGAGATGCACTATTACGGCTATCCAACGAGCATCGTAGACGCCGTAAGCGGCACGACGTGGCTAGGGGATAACTTTGATAGTGCGCTGTTGTACGGATCGTTGCTAGAGGCGTATACGTTCATGAAGGGCGAAGCAGACGTGATTGCGGTGTACAAATCCCGGTATGACGAGACGCTTGCGCTGCTGAAGCTGCTTGGTGATGGCAAAGACCGCCGCGACACCTACCGTTCTGGCCAAGTTCGATACCCGGTGACATGATGAACTTTGAAGCTATGATGCCCATGGTGGGCGGTGTGCAGGTGCAGACTACTTCGCGGCGTGGTTTCACGCCAGAAGAAGTTGCCACCAGGTGTGCGGACAAGTTGATCTCAATTGGGGACCAATCGCATCCCGCCATCCGGGAGCAGGCGCGCGCATTCAAGCAACAGATCCACTCTGTGGTGGCGTTTTACATTCAGGATGCCGTTAGAAACGACCGGCACACAATTGCGATGCGCCTTAGAGAAGCGGGGCATCCCGAACTTATCAAAGTGCTTCTGGAGAATTGATCATGGCATTTACTGGCAACTTCATGTGTACCAGCTTCAAAGTGGAGCTGATGAAAGGTGTTCACAATTTCACGGCCAGCACCGGCAACACGTTTAAGTTGGCTTTGTACACCAATAGCGCGTCGTTTACTGCGGCCACTACGGCGTACACCACCAGCAACGAGGTGACAGCGAGTGGATCGTATGCAGCTGGCGGCGGGGCGCTAACCAACATCACGCCGACAAGCACGGGGACCACGGCGTTTACCGACTTTGCGGACTTGTCCTTTACAACCGCAACCATCACGGCGCGTGGCGCGTTGATTTACAACGACTCCGCTACTGGCGATCCCACCGTGGTGGTGTTGGACTTTGGGTCAGACAAAACATCGACCAGCGGCACGTTCCAGATCATCTTCCCTGCGGCGGATGCATCCAATGCCATCATCCGAATTGCGTGAGCTAGGACTCAAATGTGGCTAATGTTGTTGTCCCGCTTGGAGGCTGGGGCGCACTAGCTTGGGGTGAGGCCGGCTGGGGGCAGGGCGCCGTCAGCCTAGTGGGAACGGGGGAAGTTGGGTCAGTAGAAGTAGCAGCAAGTGCAGATGTACCAGTAACGGGAGAGTCTGCAACTGGCCAGGTAGGAGCGGTTACCGTTACCGCAGACGCAAACGTCTCACTAACGGGCGTTGAGGCTACAGGGGGTGTAGGGCAGGTAAGTGTTGTTGGCACGGCCCAAGTAGATGTAACAGGGGTTAGCGCAACCGGGCAAGTTGGCACCGTTCAGGCAACAGGCGACACTGACGTTCCGGTTACCGGGCTGCAAGTCGCAGGGCAAGTTGGTTCTGTTGCGGTTACAGGGTCGGCAGTAGTTGATGTTACTGGGTTGCAGGCTACTGGGCAGGTAGGAACCGTTGAGGCCATTGCATCGGTTGATGTAACGGTGTCCGGGCTGGAGGCAACGGCAACAAGTGGCGCGGTATCAGTAACAGGTTCGGCAATAGTTTC